CCTCCGAACCCTATGACGCCGATGATGGCGCGGCTTCTTTTGTGTATCGTCTGCGTTACTCAATTCTGGTTGAGTATCATTTTCGACTTTCTGTGATACTTGCGGGCAGGCTTGATAGATCGTTTGCGCAGGCGGCGGCTTGAGAACGTAAGCAACCTTCACTTCACGCGAGATTTTGTAGGTTTCGCATTTGTCAGCGCGGGGCGTGTCCGTTTGATAGAACACGACCCCGACGCCAATCACGACGCCGAGCGCGATGAATACGGTTTCTCTCGGCGTCATCATGTTTAGGCCGCCGCCTTATTGCTCTTGCGAACAATCGGGTTAGCGATCTCGGGCTCGTCGTATGGAACCGAAAGCGCGTCCGCCAGCTTCGCCTCTAATTCATCAAAACCCTTGTGTGGCTTCACTTGATAGGGGGCGATCAACGAGCCTTCGTGAACCTCGGCCTCATAAGATTTTAGGCTAACGAGGATCTTCTCGACCATATCCCGCTTGCGCTTGTCGTCCGCAGTCTTGGGGAGATGATCGACGCCAGCGGCTTTGCGCGCAGCGTCAATAGCGTTGTCGGCGATAGCGCCGCACATATCTTCCAACTCTTTACCGGTAATTCCGTAACGTGTTTCATTAAAGCCAAGCATTTTACTCTCCTTCATTTACGCCGCATGTTCTTCCGCGTTTTTCAGCGCGATCTTCTCTTTCGCCGACATCAGGCGCGTAGAGATTGATGTGGTTTTCAGGCCCAACGCTTCCGCAATTTCGCGATAGCTTTTGCCTTCCTCGTAAAGAGCCCATATTTGCGCTTCTTTAGGCGTCAGTTCCGTCGGGTCCGGGCGTCTGTCAGTCCTATTGCCGTTGTTGTTCTTCACTTACCGCTCCTGTCCCTCTAACCGGTCCGCGACCAGCTTTGCGTAGCCTGCAATGTCCACCCAACTGTCCGCATAGTTCGGGTCGCCGTTGATGATCCGGCCCAGTTTGTGCGCGATCATTTCAAGCGCTTCCTTCTGATCGTCAGCGAGGGAGTGCCACTTGCTCAGATTGGCCGCGCGGAAACAGGCTTTAATGTCCTGCGTCACCTTGGCGTGGCCGGTGAACTTGCCGTATCTGCCGCCGCGTTCTTTAAGCGTTGTTGTTATGTCGTCAACAATACCGACATGCTTAATATTAGTTGCCACGGCCATCTCCTGTTCCGGTCAGCAGCGACAGGCCAAACAAGGCGATCAAAACCGCCTCCGCCACGCCATCGTCCTTAACGTGTTTGAATGTATCTCTATGGTGGGGATAAAGTTTTGTTGCGATCTGGCGGGCTTCGGTCTTTTTGTCCGCCTTCGTCTCTTCCTCGTCGCGCTTAATATTATACGCGCTCTTCCATACTTGCGGCGTGACGCGGCGCAGAGGGACTTGCGCCGCCTGAATAACGCCGATCACGACGCCGGTGTTGACGCCGAACTGGAATTGGCCGGCTTGGCGGGGCCGGCTGCTCACCTGCTCCACAAAAGCATGCGTCGGTTCCGACATGATGAGTTCTTTGTGAAGTTGATGGCCGTCAATGTCCCGGTGGGTTTTTCTGCCTGTCCGGGTCTCGATGATGGGGAATGTGCCGGCCCATTCAAGGCCGCCCCTGTAATTCAATACAGCCCAACCGCCGTTAATGCCGGGATCGACGCCGAGAACTCGGAGTTGTTCGACTTGAATGACTTTGCTCACGCCAGTAACTCCGCAAGAATTGTGGCCTCGGTCATGGCCTTCTCACGGGCTTTATCCCGCGCCGCCAGTTGTTCGTCACTCCAATGGTTGCGCTCGGGAACCCAGTCCTCGGGCAAGATCATGACGCCCATGTTCCGTGCCGCCGCCTTGATCCGCTCGATCTGGCCGCGTGGGATCAATCCATCCCGGCCATAGGGCCAAGTGTATTGCCAGCGATAAACAGTCACCGGATTGAGATTAAGGGCTTTCGCCAGCGCTTGCTCGCCGCCGAAGCGCTTAATGATCTTCTCCGCTTGGTTAAAAGGCGGGTAGCCATACATGCCTTGATTGCGTGGCGTCGTGCGTTCGTAAGGATCAGTCACCGGCATGCTTATTTCCGTGAAATGACGGGGGTTTCAGGCAAATCACGTTACTATCATGTCAACGAATTGGCAAGATGACAACACGCAGAATTAACGTAAATAGTGGCGTCAGTTGTGCATAATGTGGATGATTACACGTTTCATATGAGTAGTTTCCGGGCTTTCTTTTGTGGATATGTTGCTGTAATGACAATCGGGAGGGGTTACAGTAATAGTTTATTAAGCGTATTGGAGGTTGCCATGCCGATTGTTATTCGACCGCCGAACACAAAATGGTTTTTGAGTAAGATGGCGGACCTTGATCTCGATTTCAGAGGCTTCGCCGCCAAGGTTGGGATCGAATACACCGCGTTGTATCGGATGATCCACGGCGAGCGTAAGTTTCACGCCGCCGACGCCGCCAAGATTGCAAAGATCTTTGGCGTCTCAACAGAAGAGGTCGTCAAGAACTTCGGCGATCTGCGCCGAGGCGAGCCCGAGAGCGAGCGCCGCGCCGCCGCCAGAGCGCTCCCTGTAGTGGGTATGGTCGATGACAAGGGCGGCGTGGCCCGTAAAGGCGTCACCGGCGTCCGCAAGGTTGCCCGCCCCGCCAATGTGAAACCCGACACCGTGGCGCTCCGCTACGCCGGCGAGGGGCTTATGTCGGGTTGGCTGTTCTATTATTTGCCGACGCAGGGCATAGACCCCAAGGCGCTCGGGAAGCTGTGCGTTATTGAGGCCGCCAGCGAAACCTTTTTAGGCCAGTTAGTCGGCGAAAATAAAATTGCAGGCCATTATTGCACAACGCGGCTTAATTCCGCGCGATTAGAGAGCGCAGCCGTTAAATCTGCGGCCCCGGTGCTCTGGATTAGCCCCTAATCGCTCCATTTTCCAGAAGTCCAAAAGTGAAATGGAGCGCTTAACTACCTGATGTTACTGGATAAAGTCAGATTTTCCAGTTTTCCAGAGTTTTTGGGCTCAGTTCGGGGGAGGTTTTTTGGACGGTGTTTTGGCCGCCGGGTATATATTTACGGTTACAGCAATAAGTATATGTTTTTTATATAACTATTTATCTTTATTTATTTTGGAATAATGGAAATATATAGATAAGTATATAATATATAATACAGTTTACATTCCAAAAGCATTTCCAGTTTTGTTCCAGTTTCCAGTTTTGAAAACCGCTTGCGCCGTGCCTTCTGGCCTGCGGTCGTTCTCGGGAATGGGCGGCGCTCTGCCTTCTGGTTTGTTGTCGGGTTTTTCAAAACCGCTGGCGCTCTGCCTTCTGGTTTGTGGTTGTCGTTGTTGATAGGGGCTCGACGCTCGGCCTGTTGGGGCTCGGCGCTCGGTGATATGCCGAGACTGGATCGACCGATTGAGGATCGACCCCGCGAAAATGGGCCGGGCAATAAAAAACCCCGCCACGGTGGGCGGGGCTATGGTTTGAGGTGGGCGGTTGTTTGGGTTTAGCCCGAACCATCCGACGCAAGGCGTAAAAGCTCTTTCGTCGGAATTAATGTGCGCCCCCCTATTTTTATAAATCGAACTTTGCCTTCTTTCGATAGGGACCACATCGCTGATAGGCTAATTGATAGCGCCGCCGCCCCCTCTTTTAGAGTGTAAGCTAGCTTTTCGCCGTTATATTTTGTTACCTCTCCGCTGCATGTCGGACAAAGTAGCTTTGTCATGGCCTCGGCCTTTCAGGATTGAATGATAGGACGCGGCGACGCATTGCCGCCGCGCTTGTGGGTTAAGCGGACGGGTCGCGAAGATTGCGCCGCGAATACCAGTTCGGGAGATCGCGCTTTGCGCGCTTCAAAAGCGCCTTATCCCATGACGGCCGCCGAAAGGTTCCGGGCTTGCTATCTAATCCAACATGACCGAACGCCGGGACATGCCACGCGGCGAGATGACCGGGTTGAGAAACGCCGGGGTTATTCCAAATTTCCGTCAATTGTTCGCGGGTAGGTTGTGACATGATTTTTCTCCGTTGTTATATAGACAACAAGAGGCGCGCGGCGAACCGCGCGCCGGTAGGATTAGGCCGCAAGCGGCATAGGTTCGGCGATGGCGAGCGACCGAAGATAATCGACGGCCTTGCTTGCCTCACTGGCAGCTTTGCAAAAGAGATGGTCGTTCTCTGATATTGTTTTGCGCCATGATGCAAGGTAAGCCGCGTGATTTTCTAGCGTGTCATTGTCAAAACCAAATTCAGCGCAAAGGAAAGCGCTTCCGAGTTCGGCAACAAGTTCTTCGGCTGCATAAGTGCTATCTCCGAAGCGCTTGCCAAAAACTCTTTTCAAGCGATGATCCGCGCCCGTCCAATGCGTCATTTCATGGAATGCAGTCGCATAATATTCGCTTGATCCTTTGAAGTTCTCGAATTTTGGCAGATTGATAAAATCGCCATTTGTTGCATAGTAAGCGCGGTTCTCGCCGTGGCGAATGTTAGCGCTTGTTGAACGCATAAATTCTTCGGCGAGTGCGTCGCGTTCGCCGGGATTTACCGGAAGCGGCTTGTGAGACGGAAGATCGACGCCATCGCATTGTTCAAGATTGAATACATGATAGGCGCGCAACAGAAAGGTTTTGCGTTCCTCACCGCTTTCGTCTTTTGCGGTCCCGATTTTCCAGAACGTGACTTGCGTTCCTTTTTCGCCCTTGCGAACGGTTCCGCCGCGCTCCTGCGCTTGCTTGAACGTCAACCATTGGCAGTCCGAATAACCGGCTTGTTGTTGCGTTATCCAAAGCAACGGGACATTCGAGCCCTTATAGGCGTTGCGGCTTATTGCATTGCGCGGCATGTTGCCAGACCCGTATTCATGCCACGGCTTGCGCCACGGAATAACGCCTTTATCCAGTTCGGCGAGAATGCGGTCCGTTATTTCCTTTTGAATGTTGCGGGCCATTGTCTTTACCTTTCCGGTTGATTGTTATGATGACAACAAAAACGGCGCTCAAATGAGCGCCGGAATGATATGCGTAAACGCCACAACGCCAATGAGCGCGACGGCGAGAAGTTCGAGAAGTTCGGAAGCGCTTGCCATAGTCTAATCTCCATACGCTCGTTTCAGTCTCAATACGCTAATTTAAGTCTCTTTTTGTTATCTTGTCAACTCCGAAAATAAAAAATATTCTTGTGACGCTTCAAAAACGTGAAAAATAAGGGCTCGCGGTTGCCTACAGACCCACAAGTTGACGCAGTAATTGAATTGCTATTGAGCGGCGTACCGTTGCGCCAAGCGGTCTCGCAATGCGGTTTTACGCCGCGCACATTCAATCGCCGATTGTGCGCCGACCGCGACGCGGCGCTCGCCTACAGTCGCGCACAAGAATTTAAGGCGGACCTTCTCGCCGACGAAATCATAGACATTGCGGACACGTCCGAAGACGCGGCGAAAGCGCGCAATCAAATTGAAAGTCGCAAATGGGTTGCAAGCAAATACAACAGCAAGCGCTTCGGGGATCGAATTGATCTCAATGTCACGCAAACAATCGACATCGGATCGACGCTAGAAGAGGCGCGCGGACGATATTTGCGACCTATGCGCGACCCGGCGCAAATCATAGAAGCGCAAGCGATTGAGTTGCCAAGTATAAATGCGCCTCGCCCCTCTGATAAAGAATTAGAAAAGCCCGAGCCAATC